CTTATTAACTGGATTAACTCCAGGTAGTTCACTAAGCGGCTTTACTGCTGTCATCACTAAAGATAACTTACCCACATCCGCATTGGATACGGGTTCTTTGTCATGTCTAAACGGTGGCGGTGATTGGCGTTTTAGTACAGACATAAACGGATCAAATCAATTAGATTGTGAAATTGTTACATGTGTAACTAATGCAACAGCATCAAGTACTGAGTTTAATGCTTACGTAAGATTTCCAACTTATGCAAGCGGCACAAGAGAAGTTTACGCATTTTGGAATAAAGCAGGCCAATCCCAGCCACTAGATGGCGCTGCGTTTGGTCGAGATGCATGTAACGCTGCGTTCGCTAACGTTTACAATCTTGAGGAAGCAGCGGCAGGCCCTTTCGTTGACTCAACCGGCAACACTAATGCAACAGCTACAAATAGCAGCGCATTAACTAGCGTTACAGCAGCAAATGCAGCGTTAGGAAAAGGTATAGATTTTGATGCAACTACAGGTTCATCAATTAAAGCAACACTTACAATATCTGCTTATCCCTACACACTAAGCGCGTGGCATAAAATTGAAGTTTTTGGCAATGGAACTATAGCTGGTTTAGCAACATCTAATATAGATAATCAGGCGCAAGGTGTAAGAGTTAGTACTTCTAACAAGATTGAGTTGTACTCTTTGGCTCCTTCGGGCTTTACAGTCACATCAAGCACATCAAGTTATTCAGTGGGTGATGTTGTATTTGTTGAGGTTACATTTAGAAGCTCGACAGATGCAGAATTGTATGTAAACGGTTCTTCAGAAGCCACATTAAATAGTGGTCATGCTTTCCCGCAATCACCAAGAGCGTTAGGACTGGCAGTAATCCCCCGCTTGAGCGCTGCTGGATTAAATAACTGTGAAATATACAGAGCTACAACTAGAACAACAGCAATAACGGCGGATCAAGCTGAAGCAAGTTACGACAACCAAAACAACCCATCAACATACTGGACATTAGGCACTGTATTTATTCCTGGTGGTGGCGCAGCGCTAACCATAACACCCCCAGTAATAAACAGCGCCAGCACAAGTAACAACCCATCAATACAATATAGCTCTGTAGTCAACCTAGCCCCTAGCTTTATAAATTCATTGTCGGTAGCTTTAAGCCCTGTCATTCAATACGGCGCAGTTATTAACATAACGCCAAGTGTGATTAACACAGCGTCGGTAAGTCTTGACCCGTCTATACAGTACAGTGCTGAATTATTCATAACCCCAAACGTTATTAACTCAAACTCTGCAAGCTTAAACCCAATTGTTAATTATAGCGCATCACTGAATATATCACCTAGCGCTATCAACTCTGCATCGACTAGCTTAAACCCTACGATACAATACAGCAGCATATTAAATTTAACCCCAAGTGTTATAAATTCAAACTCACAAGCGCTAAACCCAGTAATCACTTACACAAGTGCGCTGATAATATTACCTCAAGCAATCAATACAGCATCGGCAAGCCTCGACCCAGTTATTGAGTACAAAGCGGTTATTAATTTAGCGCCAAACACTATAAATTCATTAAGCGCATCATTAAACCCAGTAATTACAACAGGGCAAGCGCAAACAATCGGCAACGTAACTGCAGGTTTCGCAGATGATTTATATAGTGTAAAATACAAACTATCAGGCATCACAGTCAACTTTAAAGGGTAAAGACGATGGCATTATCAGACAGCAAAAGAACAAGCGAATATGACCTTCAATCAGGGTTAGGCGCTTACAATAATAATACAAACGTGTTTAAGTTTGTGATTATAACCGAATCATTCACAGCTATTGACGAAAACGCGGTGGCAATTGGTATTGCTAACTATACAAAGGTAGCAAGTGCAGGCGCATACGTTCAAGACACAACCCTGGCTAATAGCGCGTGGTCAAGAACTGCAGCAGTAAGTAAGTTAGATTATGATGATTTTAGCTTTGCTGCTAATGCATCTAATCCCACGACCGGAAAAACAATCGCTGTGTACAATGACACAAGCACTAACAAAGACGTTTACAAATATATTGATATGACTGCAGACGGCGGAACAACAGCAGCAGATACAACACTAGGCTTAAACTTTACAGTTAACGCTGGTGGTTCTGGTACTGTTACAACTAATTCATAGTTATGCTGATTAAGTGAATAACTATTCAATAAAGTGCCCGTATCTGCGGGTTTATACTTATAAAGGTGAATAAAGCTTAATTAGTGCCGCTGTAATGGCGGTTTAACATCTCTTAAGGGGATTTATGGCAAAGCCAAAGAATTACAAGCACGAACTAAGAAAAACCGCAGATTTAATTCCATACGCGCAAAACTCGCGCACCCATTCAGACGAGCAGATTAACCAGGTAGCCAGTTCAATAAAAGAGTTTGGATTTACTAACCCTATTCTAGTTGACGAGCAAGGCGGTATTATAGCGGGTCACGGTCGAGCTATGGCAGCAAATAAGCTACGCCTTGATGAAGTGCCTTGTATTATCCTTGAAGGGCTAACAGAGGCACAGAAGAAAGCCTATGTAATTGCAGATAACCAGTTGGCGTTGAATGCTGGGTGGGATTTGGACATGTTAAAGCTAGAGATTGAAGGCTTAACCGAACTTGATTTTGATATTAACCTGCTAGGCTTTGATGATGACTTCCTTGGTGGATTGCTAGAAGAAGAACCAGCCGAAGGTTTAACCGACGAAGATGAAGTGCCAGAGCTACCAGAAACGCCAGTAAGTGTATTGGGTGATATATGGCAGCTTGGCAATCATAGGTTGATGTGTGGTGATAGCGGAGATGTTTTATCAATTGATTTGTTAATGGACGGTATAAAGCCAAACGCTATTGTAACCGATCCCCCTTACGGCATAGGAATTGACGGGCAGAAAAAATCAGTAAGTAAAAACCCAAAGCACAACAGAAAGCATCACGAAACAAAAGGGTGGGATTCTGAAAGGCCTGACGAGGGCATATTTAATTGGGTTGTATCTCAAAATTGCCCAACAGTTATATGGGGTGGTAATTACTTTGCAGATTTACTCCCCGCTACTAGAGGGTGGCTGTATTGGAGTAAAGGTCAAGACGGGTTAACAATGTCTGATGGTGAATTAGCTTGGACTACTGAAGATAAGCCACTTAGAAGTAAGACGGTTAACAGAGGCGCATTAAAGGGAAGTGTACACCCTACACAAAAACCAGTTAGCGTAATACAGTTTTCAATTGAATACTTAAAAACCCCAAGTAAAGGCGTGGTTGTTGATCTTTTTTCAGGCAGCGGAACAGTTTGTATGGCTTGTGAAAAGTTAGATTTAAATGCTTACATGATGGAGATGGACAACGGTTATTGTGATGCAATAATAAACCGCTGGCAGAACTTCACAGGCAAGCAAGCTATACACATTGAAAGCGGCAAGACTTACGAGGAGTTATCTAATGGCTGATTACGACGAGCAAAGAGATGCCCTAAGAGATAAGAAGCCAAAAAGAGTTACAAAGCCATTACATCAGCTTGACTATAAAAAGCTTGATGCTATGTGTGCTATTCACTGCACTGGTGAAGAATGCGCCGCTATATTAGGTATTGACTACGACACATTAAACAGAGCATTAAAACGAGATGGTAACAAGGGATTTGCGGAGTATTTCAAACAAAAAGGCGCAAGTGGCAAGATGTCTTTACGGCGCAAGCAGTTTGATCACGCTATGAGCGGCAATTCAACGATGCTTATTTGGCTTGGTAAACAATGGCTAAATCAAGTTGATAAGTCTGAAAATGTTGGAACGGGCGACGCACAACCATTAACATTAAACTTTGGTGTAGCTGCAGCGGTTAAGGATATAAAAGTAACAAATGCTGGAACTTAGCGCCCCGCAAGACATATTCCTGAATGGGTTAAACACTAAATATAGGGCTTATGTTGGAGGCTTTGGAAGCGGCAAAACATTTGTAGGCTGTATTGACCTGCTTAACTTCTTTGCATTGCACCCTGGCACAACACAGGGGTACTTTGGCATATCATACCCATCAATGCGGGATATCTTTTATCCTACCTTTGAAGAAGCGGCACATATGCTTGGGTTTACTGTAGTGATTAGGGAGGCCAATAAAGAGGTTCACCTATATCGTAACGGGTTTTATTACGGCACTGTGATTTGTAGGTCTATGGATAACCCTGGGTCAATAGTCGGCTTTAAAATAGCAAGAGCGTTAGTTGATGAAATTGACGTACTGCCAAAAGATAAGGCCACTAAAGCTTGGAATAAAATTGTCGCTCGAATGAGGCTTAAGATTAACGGCGTACAAAACAGCATAGGCGTTACTACTACACCAGAGGGGTTTTTATTCGTCTATTCTAAGTTTAAAAAGGATCCTACTAAGTCTTATTCAATGGTGCAGGCTTCAACATATGAGAACGAAAAGCATTTACCTGATGATTACATTGATACGTTAAAAGAAACTTACCCGGGTCAATTAGTCGACGCATACATTGAAGGCGAGTTTGTCAACCTTACAAGCGGCACTGTTTATAGTGATTTTGACAGGGTGGTCAATAATACTGATGTGATATGGGACGGTAGGGAGTCTTTACATATAGGGATGGATTTTAACGTCTGCAACATGAGTTCGATAATCTCAGTGATAAGAAAAGGCATATGCTATGACGTTGATGAAATAACAGGCGGGTACGACACACCTAGCATGATTAAATCACTTCAGGAGCGTTATCAAAAATGTCAAATCAACATTTATCCAGACGCAAGCGGCAAAAACAGAAACGCACAAGGCGCATCAGAATCATCACTTCAATTATTACGAGGGGCAGGTTTCCAAGTCCACGCAAAGACTAAAAACCCATTTGTTAAAGATAGAGTTTTATCAATGAATAATAGTTTTACTAAACGTCAGCACTTTGTAAACGTTAAGCGATGCCCAACACACGCAGCAAACCTTGAGCAACAAGTATATAATAACGCAGGAGAGCCAGACAAGACGGCGGGAAACGACCACACAAACGATGCTAATGGATATCTAATACATTATAAATACCCTGTTATCAAACCGACAACAACAGCTCAACGCATGATAGTGTAAATAATTGTTTACTATTGTATAATAGAAATAAATCGGTTAAGCCGATCAACTAACAAAGGCTTAATATGACATTAGTAACTGAACCAAGATTAGAATATGCATACTATCTCAAAGACGTTTTGCGGAATCGCGCAGCCGTGGCTGGTGAGCGAGAAGTAAAAAGAAAAGGAGTAAGGTTCTTGCCTCCTTTAGCTTCTATGTGTTGTACAGTAACGACCACAGAAGATTATCAGCAGATATTTACCCAGTATGCAACGCTCACGAAAGAAGGTGAAGCGGCTTATGAGAAATACAAGTCGCTGGCTTCATTCTATGGCGCAACGGGCAGAACTGTTGATGGGTTAGTCGGTTTAATATTCTCAAAAAGAGCAATTCAAACACTTCCTGCTATGGTTGAATATCTCGCGGAAAACGCAGACA